AGGAGCTTGATGGTATTGATTCTTCCGATGCTGCTAGCAAACTGCGTTTCCTCGGGCGCAGGCGTAGGAAGGATTCTTGACCGTCCTTCTGATTTTGCCCAGGGAGTGACTTATTCTCCTGTTCAGTCCGGGCAGGGCAAGATGTGGTGCTTGACAGATGCGGATTATATTACCGAGACAAAGCATACCGTACGATTGAATCATCTTATTGATAAATACGAATGTCAGATTGAAATTCTTAACGGAGGTAAGTGTAAGGAATGAAAAAGCTTTTTAACGCCGAGAAATTTGATCAGATGCTTAAGTCTGCGGATCGCATGAATCAGTCCCGCAAGGAAAACCGTGAGTGGGATAAGACCATGGACTCTGTTGACAATAAGGACGTTGATTTGCCTGAGAAGAAATCTGCGATTACTGCTTCCTTTGATTATGTTTACGAGAGGCTTGGCGGCCATGAGGGTTTTCTTGAGTGGGCTCGTTTCAATCCTAAGAATACGGCTAAATTTTATGAGTGGCGAGCCAAGCAGTTACAGAAGGAATCAGCCGTGGATTCCAGCGAAGGCAAGGTCACTATTAACGTCTTAAATTATCACAATGATGAAGATTCCGTACAATTACCAGCCGAGGGAGTACCAACTCCCCCTGTTCCAGGCGTTTGACTCTGGTGTAAAGCGAGCCGTATGCGTGTGGCACAGGAGATCTGGAAAAGATAAAAGTGCGCTGAACTTATGCGCCAAGATGGCTTTGCAGAGGGTAGGCGGGTATTTCCACCTCTTTCCTACGGCAAGGCAGGCCAGAAAAGCCATGTGGGATGGAATAGACCGTGATGGCTTTCGCTACATGGATCATTTCCCTCCTGGCGTGGCTGTCGGTAAAAATGAAACCGATATGAAGGTGACTTTGTGCAACGGTTCTTATTATCAACTTGTGGGGGTTGATATGGGACTGGATTGGCTCGTCGGGACTAATCCCGTCGGGCTGATCTTTTCAGAGTGGGCTATCATGAATCCGAGGGCCTGGGATTTGCTCCGTCCGATTTTAAGGGAGAATGGCGGCTGGGCTTTATTTATTTATACACCGCGAGGGCAGAACCATGGCTATAAAACTTATCAGGTGGGCCTTGAGGAAGAAGATTGGTTTTGTTCCCTGCTCACTGTTGACCAAACTCGTCGTGCAGATGGAACTCATATTGTGTCACCTGAGGATATCGAGGCAGAACGTCGTGAGGGTATGGTCGAGGAAATGATACAGCAAGAGTATTTCTGTTCATTCGAATCTGCTATTCCTGGCGCTTATTTCTCTGTTGAGATGCGACGGGCTGAAGAAGATGGAAGGATTACCCAGGTTCCTTTTGAGCCAGCTCTTCCAGTAGATACCTGGTGGGATCTCGGTGTGAATGATGCAACTTCTATCTGGTTTACGCAATCGCATGGTGACGAAGTTAGATGTATTAATTATTATGAGAATAGCGGAGAGGGTCTTTCTTTTTACGCTGGCGTGTTGTCTGACATGAGGCACAGGCATGGTTATGCGTATGGGAATCATACCGCGCCTCATGATATTGAGGTGAGGGAGTTTACTACAGGTAAAAGTCGTCGTGCAGCTGCCCGTTCTCTTGGTATTAATTTCAGGGTTGGTAAAAAGGTTATGGCGAAAGAGGAATCCATTGATGCCGCTCGTCGCTTGCTTCCCAAGGTTTGGTTTGATAGGGTTAAGTGCGAGAAAGGCATCTCGTGTCTTCGCAGCTATCATAAGGAGTTTGATGATAAGCGTCAGACTTTTCGTGTCCAGCCTGTTCATGATTGGAGTTCGAATGGCGCAGATGCTTTTATGGAATTGGCAAAAAACTACAGGAACTTCAGCCAGGACCAGTATCAACCCATGGCGACTTCCGACTATTCTCTTTTTGGAGGTTAATTATGATTTTAGATGAAAAGGATTTTTATGAGTTATTGTCCCGCAAAGTGGATCAATTCGGTGGTGGTGCCCCGTCTCCGCCGCCTCCGCCCCCTCCACCTCCGGTACAGGATGAGGATAAAAAGGACAGGGAAAAGCGACTTGCGCGTGTTGCTGCTAGAAAGAAGGGGCGTCAATCCCTTATTCATTCTGGGGTGCGCGGTGATACCTCTACTGCCCCTGCTTTTGGTGCTTCTTTAACTGGAACTGCGCCTGGCTCTCAAACCTTAGGATAGTATTATGAAAAATGATGATGGCGTAAAAATGATGTTGAAAAGGCGAGATGCCAAGGTTGAGGAGCGTCAGGAATGGGAACCGTTTTATTCTTCGATTGCCAGGTATATCCGTCCGAGAAAAAAATCCATTGATTCGTTCAGGACTCCGGGCCATTTGAGTAATGACCATTATGATTCTACTGCCCCTGCAGCCAGTAATACGTTGGCCTTGATTATGGCTGACACCCTGACTCCAAAGGCTATCGAGTGGTTTGGGTTTTCTATTCCCGAGTCGAGTCAGTATTCCGTTTTAAATAAAAATGTTAATGTTAAAAACTGGTTGCGCGAAGTAAACATGGCCGTGTTTGATGGACTGGCCCAGTCTAATTTTTATTCTGTTATTAATGAAATTTATGCTGACTTTAATTCATTCGCAACAGTTTGTATTTATCTTGAAGAGGCCCGTTTAAAAAAACCGGGTTTTAATGGTTTTAATTTTAAAGCGCTGCCTATCAGCTCTTATGTGTTTGCCGAGAATGATATGGGCTTGGTTGATACCGTGTTCAGGGATTACGAGTTTTCTGTTCGGCAAATGTATCAGCGTTTTGACAAGTCTAAAATTCCAGCCAAGTATACAGCCAAGCTTGAGAAGACACCCGATGAAGCTGTTAAGTTGGTGAACTGTGTTTGTCCTACCGAGGACCTTCCTAAAACTTTTCAATCCAAACTTCCGTTTACGGCTCTTGAAATGTTAGAGGAGGACAAGGTTGTTTTAGAGACAACAGCTTATCATGAATTTCCTTATATGGTTGGGCGTTGGGATAAGGCTTCTGGTGAGGATCGTGGCCGTGGCCCTGCGGCTGTTGCGATGGCTGATATCCTTAGTTTGAATGAATTGAGAAGACAGGAGCTGGTTGGATTGCAGAAGGCTGTTAATCCACCCTTGTTGTCTGGTGAAGAAGGTTTTGTGGGTAGTGTGAAAATGATACCCAATGCGATTGTTTATTCTCGCAATCCTAGAGAAGTTCGCACGATGCCGTCAGAGCTTCGTTTGAATTTATCTTCCCTCGTTGCGGAGAATTTGATCAAAGGGATTAAAGACATGTATCTAGTAGATCAGTTGAACCTGCCTCGAGGGAAGGCAATGACCGCAGAAGAGGTTATTACTGTTCGCGGTGAGGTTGAGCGTTTGCTTGGTCCCACCGTTTCTCGTTTTGAATCCGAGGTTCTTGGCCCCATGCTTGAGCGTTGTGCTGCAATCATGGTGAGGTCTAAGGCTGTTTCTGATCCGCCTCCGGAACTGGATGGATTGGATAGATTGGATATTGTTTATACAGGTCAACTTGCTCGGGCTCAGAAACTTGCCCAGGTGCAGGCGATCCAGCGTTGGTCGCAGATGAATGTCGAGTTTTCTTCGTCTGATCCTGGCGTGTTGGATGTTCAGAACTTGCAAGAGGCTTCCCGCTTTGCTGCTCCTTTGATGGGTGTTCCGCCCGAGATTGTTCGTGATAAGGATGAGACAGAGAGGATGCAGGCTGAAAAAGCTGAGGCAGCCCAGGCTGAGAAACAAGGCCAACAGATGCAAGAAGGCGTTGATAGCATGAGTAAGACAGCGCCATTATTAAAAGTTCTTGGTGAACAAGGAGGAATACTGAGTGGCACCCAAAGTCAAATCCCTGCGGGAGTTTCCTAATTCAGAGGATGCTCTTGACGAGTCGTTTTACCGGACGTTTAACAGCGTTGACGGAAAACAGGTTTATGAATTACTGGAAAATGTTTATCATTCCGTTTCTTCCTTTGAGTCCGATACGCATATGATGGCTTACAAGGAAGGGCAGCGTTCTATCTTCTTGCAGATTAAAGCCAGGATGGATAATTATCTGAGTCGCGATGTAAGGAAAAAATAATGTTTAAAAAGTTTTTAGAATTAATGGCTGGGAAGTTTTTTAAAAAGCGAATGACAACATCGGAGTATTACGAACTTCGGCGTAAAAAATTTATGGATGAACATAAAGCTAGAGCGGCTCGCAAAGAAAAGGAACATCGAGAATTGATAGATCGTGCTAAAAAATTTACCAAGGAAACAAAGGAGTGGGAGGCTCGAGTTACGGGCAAGTTAAAAGATTTGGGGGATCGTCTGGAAAGTGGAAGCAAGCCGACGAATAAAGAATTGGGCGAACTGTTTGGGCAGGATCCGAAAGAGTTTGTTCAGGAGAATTTAGACCGCGCTAGGCGACAAAGAAAGTCTGTTAAGAAATATCGTGCGGATGTAGATAAAGGGGCTGGCAAATGGAGTCCTTCGCGTGGGATTGCTCCGTGGAAGAAAACTACTTCGGGCAAACACTTATTAAACACCCCTGCGGCTTCTTTAGTTGGCGCGGGTACTGCGGCTTCTTTAACGCGTAAGAAAAAGAGGGAAAAATGACGGTTACTTTCCAGGCAAATGCTTCTCGTTCTGAGTCTGATCCTATGTATCGCTATCAAGGCGGGGCAGAAGAAAAGGTTTTAGATCCTCCTTTTATCCCTATAAGTCTCGGCCCTGTTGGTGCTATCTTTGGTTTGGGCTGGTGGATTAGGAGGCATGGTAAGGTCTTAGGCACTAAGTTATTCGGAGAGGCTAAAAAGGCGGAACGTGCTAGGGTTATGTCCCTTCCGAAGCCAAAGCCAGGTAAAGATTTTGGCAAGAGTTTGACAGATAAGACGATGCGTGATCTTTCGAGCTTGGAGTCTAAGAATCCGAAGGCGTTTAAAAATATTTCCCCTAAAATACGAAAGCAATACGGCAAGCAGAAATTAGATTTTAAACATAAGAGTAGTCAGCAGTATCAACATGGCCAGCGTAAGCCTTATAAGAATTATGAATCGGGTGAGCAGAAAGGTTGGGCTGGTGGTCCTACTATGCGTGAGGCTGACAAAAAGATTACACGAATGAAGAAGTCGGAGGCACAACGGGCTCGCGAATCTCTGAACAGGGACAAGCTGCCTTCTAAATATAATCCGAATAAGGGCAAGTCAACTCGACGACAGAGTTTGCTTGGCCCTAAACCTAGAAAACCCAAAGGAAAATAGGAGCTGGTTATGGGCGTGCGAGATAAGGCGATCAAAAAGCTTGCCGAGTTGATTAGCAAAAAAATATTTAAATCTAAGGGAGAGCCTGCGCTTAACCCTTCAAAATACAGGAAGACGATGGGCGATCCGCCTAAGAAAAAGGCGGTCAAAAAGAAAGCTACGAAGAAGAAGACCGCGAAGAAGACAAGCGGAAAAAAGAAGATCGAGCGTGAGATGAAAAGGCGGGACGAAAAGAGGTTGGAGCGGAATGAGACGATTGCTCGCGCCAAGAGAGAGGCGGCTAGAAAGAAGGCTGAGGCTGAGAAGAAACTATTGCAGGCTCAGGCTAAGAGGCGTTCTGGGCCTAAGAAAGCTTCTACCGAGACAGAGAAGAAGCTTGAGAAGTCGGCTCGTCGTTTAAGAAAATCAAAGATGGTTCCTAAGGACGCGAAGTCTGTCGGGAAGCTTAGAGGCAGAAAGAAGATTGATATGCCTAAGGGTGTGATGAAGGCGCTTGAGAAGGCACATTCGAAGATACCTAAGACTACAACCAAGCAGAAGGTTAAGATTGGTACTGCTGGTGCTGGTCTTTATTACTTGTCTAAGAAATACAAGCAGGTGAAAGAAGAACAAAAAAAATCTAACAAGGACAAATAGTCATGGCTAAAAAGAAATCTAAAAAGAAAGAAAGTTTTGGCAAATTACTGGCTCGCAAATTACTTGGCTGGGATGAGAAGTATTGGAAAGACAAGGAAAAGAAGGACCGCAGAAAGAAGGCTGAGTCGAAGTATCCTAAGAGATTAAAAGAGCTTACCAAGAAGGGCAAGAAGGCTCGTAAGAAGTATTGGGATAAGAAGGAGGAAGAACAGCTTTATCCTTCAGAACTGTTGGGGGTTTATATCCCAGGAGGCGACGATTAACAAGATTATTTTAATTTTTTAAAATAGGAGGTTTTATGTCTGAAGAAGAAATCACTGAACCCGTTTATGATGATGGTTATGATGATGCGGACAATTCAAGTGGTGGCTTACTTGGTGATTCTGGTGAGTCGGGGTGGATGGCTGATTTGCCGGATGAGTTGCATGGTGATGCGAGCTTGTCAAGGTTTAAGGATGTTTCTTCCTTGGCTAAGGCTTATAAGCATATGGAGTCTTTTCGTGGTCGGTCTATATCTATACCTGACTCAGAAGACGTTGATGCTATGGGCGATATTTGGAATAAGCTGGGGCGCCCTGAATCTCCGGAAGATTACGAATATACTCCCCCAGGCAAGATTGATACTGGCGAGTATAACTTTGAAAACCAACAGGAGTTTTTAACCCAGGCGCATGAGAATGGTTTAAGCCAGAATCAAGCCGCGTTTGTTCTAGACTTTTATAACAACATGGCTTTTGATTCTATTAATGACATCCAAAACTTTCAAGCTAAGACGGTTGCTGATAATACAACCGCCTTGCAGAAGGATTGGGGGAAGGCTTACGACCAGAATCTTTCTCTAGCTGTTCGCGCTTTTGATCAGTTTGCTACTGATTCGGATCGCGACTTTTTAAAAACAAATAACCTGGATTCCAATCCTATGTTGATTCGTATGTTTCACAAGGTTGGGTCTATGATGTCCGAGGGTAGCTTTACTGGCAATGTTAGCTCAAATCATTTATTGAGCCCGGATGTGGCTCAGACGGAAATCAACGCAATTCGTAATGATCAGGGCCATGCTCTGCACGAGGCGTATCATTCTGCTGAGCATCCTAACCACCAGAAGGCTATTCAGGAGATGGAAAAACTATATAGCCTTGCATATGGCGAGGAGGAATAATGGGTGACGGCAAGCCAATTTCATGCCGTCAATGTAATCATTATTCCGATGGTCGTTGTAAGGCGTATAATACTGTTGTATCTAATGCAGATTTAGTGTATATGTTGTGTCCAGCCTCCGATAGACTCCAGGAGCCTGTTGAGGCTGGTAACTTTCCTCCTTCTTTTGTTGTTGGGCTAGGGGAGAAGATCGTGAGTTCTCCTCCTCGATCTTCTCCTAAGCCTAAAACAAAGCGTAAGGGGGCTAGGAAGAAGAAACCCGCAAAGGTCGGATAATTTCTTTTTCACTTACCGATACCCCTTTTGGGCCGGAATCTTTTTTTTGGGGATTTCCCCGGAAGAGCCGGAGTGGTTCCGCTAACTCTTCTACTCTTAATAATCTAACTTAAGGAGTTAGCTGATGTCTCAACAAATTACCAAAGCGTTTGAGCAAGATTGGGCGGATACATTTATCCATCTTTCTCAACAAAAGCAGTCCAAGCTATCCAACGCGGTACGCATGGAACAGGTGAATGACGCTAAGGCCTTTCATTTCGATAGGTTAGACAGTGTAATTATGCAAAAAGCTGTGAGTCGACACGAGGACACTCCGTTGACCGAAGTACCCTACAGCCGAAGGCGTGTTACCTTTAACACCTTTAGGGCAGCTGATCTTATTGACAATCCTGATCGAGTCAAGATGTCGAAAGATCCTACGAGCCCTACGATGAAGACCTTGTTAATGGCATTGAACCGCCAAAAAGATGATGAAATTATATCTGCTGCTACTGGCAATGCTTACGCGATAGATGAAAACGATTCTTCTTCGTCTGTAAGTCTTCCGGCTTCGCAGCAAATTGCTCATGGTTCTGCCGATTTAACAGTAGCTAAAATCATTACAGCTAAAAAGAAACTTCTTGATTCTGACGTTGATCCGGATGCAGAACCTCTTTATTTTTGCATCGGGCCTGCTCAGCTGGAAGCCTTGTTAAATACGACTCAAGTTACGAGCGCAGATTATAATAGCGTGAAAGCCCTTGTAAATGGTGACATTAACACGTTTATGGGATTTCACTTTATTATTTCTACCAGGTTGGCTGTTGCATCTAATATTCGCAAGTGCCTTGCTTGGGCGAAGTCTGGTATCGGTATCGCCTTAAATGGTAATCCGAAGTCTCGCATCACAGAGCGTTCTGACAAGAATTACTCTACTCAGGTGTTCGTCGAAGGTTCTATGGGCGCTACCCGTATCGAAGATGAGAAGGTAGTCGAAGTTTCTTGTGATGAATCTGCGTAATAATCTTATAAATAAGGAGTAATTCAATGGCTAAAGGAATCGAGATTACAAAGCTGGATGCGACTCCTCGTACTCTTATGGAGGCAGGGAGTGGTACTGGCAAAATGCGTGTTTTTATGGACACGATAGCAGCTGCTACTGGCGATATCGACGATAACGATATTATCTACATGGCTGAAGTTCCTTCGAATTCCAAAGTTGTCAGCATTTTGCTTTATAATGACGACTTGGATTCTAATGGTTCTCCCGCTTTGGCGACAGATGTTGGCTTGTATAACGGCGGTACCAAGTTTAATGATACCGATGGTTCTACTACCGCATATGCAGCTGAGGCTGTTATAGATCGTGATGCTTATGCAACCGCAATCACTACTCTTCAGGCGGCTAATACTGCTGGGGTAGAATGTGCGTTTGAGGCTCGCAATGTTAATGCTGTTGCAAACTTTGTATGGGAAGATGCTGGTCTGACTTCAGATCCGGGCGTTCCTTTGAGGATTGCGTTGACCATGGAAACCGCTGCGGCTACTGCTGCTGCTGGCGATATCACCATGGTTGTTACTTACGTTGTAAACTAATTATTGGAGGGCGGTTGTGAGTTCTTTTACTCTAATAGCTTCCAATGCGCTTCAACAGCTGGGCGCTGCCCCTATCTCGGATATTGCCGAGAATACGGGGCGCGCCAAGCGTGTTAATTCTATCTATCAGGATGTAAGGGATGCTGTGATCAGGGATGCGGCTTGGAACTTTGCCGTGGTTCGTGTTCAGCTTGCGGCTCTTGCAGATGCTCCCGCTTTTACCTGGGCGAAACAACACCAAATGCCTGAGAATCCTTATTGCTTAAGGGTACTTGATGTTTATTCTGGTGATGAGCGCATTGACCATGTAATTGAAGGGCGTAAAATTCTTTCTGATTATTCCACCATAAATCTTTTATATTTACAACGGGTTACTGATCCATCTCAGTTTGATCCTCTTTTTATTGAAGCTTATGAGGCTCGCTTGGCTGCGGAGTTGGCTATTCCCATTACAGGTTCTCGTGGTATTGCCCAGGATTTTTGGGGTACGTATGACAACAAGATCGCTAATGCTCGGTTGGTTAATAGTCAGGAGGGTACCCCGGCTGCCATTCAGGCGAATTCTTTAGTCGATGTTCGTCGTCGTACTTTTGTGGTTGATGATCAGAAAATTAAGGTTGAGTGATGAATGTCAAAGTCATTTTCTATATACACTCATTTCAATACCGGGGAAATCTCGGATCGCTTAAAGGGTCGCGTTGATCTTGACAAGTATAAACATGGTTGCGAAACCATGGAGAACTTTCAAGTGCTTCCCGAGGGTGGTGCGAGGCGACGCGGTGGAATTCACTATGTTGCTGATGTAAAGCCTGCCTCTACTGGTTCCGAGTTGATGCCTAATGGAACCTTCGCTAGCAATATTACGGGCTGGACTGACAAATCTGTTGGGACTGGCTCTATTGCCCATTCTACAAATTTAATGAATATAGTTTCCTCTAATGCCAGTAATTACGGCTGGGCCGAGGAAGAGATTGTGACTGTTGCTGGTCAGCTTTATATTCTTGGCTTTGTTGTTGGCACCGGGGCGATTAATCTTCAGATAGGAACTTCTACTGGCGGTGAGCAGATTTTTGCTTCTACTAGCATGGCTGTTGGAACTTATAGCACCGTTGAATTTCGGGCTTTAACAACTGCCACGTTTATCGGCTTTAAGCATACTACCGCAGCTACGCATACCCTTGATACTGTTACTCTGAAAAAAGGAGTTACCGATGCAAATGTGCGTATGGTTCGTTTCCAGTTTAGCGATACCCAGGCTTATATGCTTGAGTTTGGAAATTTATACGTCAGGTTTTATAAGGACAATGGAAGGATCGAGGAGAGTGGTATAGCGGTAGAGCTTACGACTCCTTACCCTACGAGCGTTTTGTTTGATCTTATGTTTGCCCAGTCTGCCGATACTATGTTTATCGCTCACCGTGATTATGCCCCAAGGCAGATTGAGAGGACGAGTCATACTGATTGGACGATTAACGAGACTGCTTTTATATCTGCGCCTACTTCTTTTGTTTCTGTTGCTGATGCTGTTACGAATGGTACTTTTAGAAATAATTTAACAGGCTGGACTGTTATTTCTGGTAATGATGTTACCGCAACTGGCTTTGATGTTGACCTGGATAATAGTGGAACCAGCGCTGTTATTCAGCAACAGGTTACTGTGGATTCTGGCCAGGCTTATGAGCTGACTTTTAATTTCACAGACCATAGTCATACAACTTCTACAAATAGAAAGTTGACGGTGCAATCTGGGAGCACTGCCGGAGGTACCGATCATCTCGCGTCTACCGAGGTAACTACTGGCCAGCATTCTTTTACTTTTACTCCGGGTGCCGCCACTACTTATCTTCGGTTTTCCAACACAAATACGGGGGTTGCTACTGTTGGCGCTGTGAGCTTAAGGCGAACGTCTGGTGGTACGGTTGATGCGAATACTTATCCTGGGGCTGTAACTTTTTACGAGCAGCGCTTGTTTTGGGCTGGTTCTCGTAATCATCCCCAGACCTTTTGGGGTTCTCAGACAGGCTCTTATTTAAATATGGATCCTGCTACTGCTGATGCTGATCATTCTGTTCAGTTTTCTGTTGCTGCGGATTCTCTTGATGCGATTGTTTGGATTGGTAGCGCTCGTGATTTGATACTTGGCTCGTATGGGTCGGAACACTCAGCTAATGGCGGTGTGGATAATGCTATTCAACCAGCAAGTATTAATGTCACCCTGCAGTCTGCGTTTGGCTCCGAGAGGATTATTCCCGTTAATGCTGGGCATGCCCTTTTGTTTGTGGCTCGCGGTGGAAAGAAGGTCAGAGAATTTGTTTTTAATTTCGATGTGGACGGTTTTAAGGCTCCTGATTTAACCTTGCTTGCTGCCCATATTACAAATAATGGTATTACTCAGATGGCCTATCAACAAGACCCTGATTCTGTCTGTTGGTGCTCTACTTCTACTGGCGAGTTGATTGGTATGACTTACCTGGCTGATCAAAATGTTATTGCTTGGCATAGGCATCCGCTTGGCGGAACTTTGGCTATGGTGGAATCTGTCGGGGTGATCCCTGATATCACCAAGGGCGAAGATCAGCTTTGGGTTTCTGTAAAGCATCAGGTTAATGGCGTTGATTCTCGCTATGTTGGTTATCTCGATCCTGATTTGTTTGTAGATCATGCGGTTGAGTTAAATAGTCCTATTACTATTTCTGGTGCGACAAAGGCTAATCCTGTTGTGATTACAGCAACAGCTCATGGTCTTTCTAACGGGGATCAGGTTGATATTGAAAATGTTGCTGGCATGACTGAATTAAACAATAAGCGTTATACCGTTAGCAACCAATCTACTAATACTTTTGAATTGCAAAATATTGAGTCAACACCTGTGAATGTCGATGGCACTTCCTATTCTACTTATCTTTCTGGTGGCGAGGCTCGTTTATGTGTTACTACTCTTTCGGGGCTGGACTATCTTGAAGGCGAGAGCATAGAAATTGTTGATCGTGATACTATCGTTTATTCTGATGTTGCTGTAAGCGGTGGTTCTGTTACCATCCCTAATAGCGAGCGTGTTTCCAGGGTTTATGCTGGCAAGCATTATGATTCAACTTTAAAGCCAGTTCGCCCTGAGTATGGGTCGCCTCAAGGCATGACGCAGGGTAAGCGCAAGCGTTGGAACAAAATAGGCTTAAGATTAAGCGATACGCTTGGTGGCACAGTTAATGGGGATAATATAGAATATTTAAATGACCAGACTATTACTGATGTTGGTCTTGGTTTGTATACTGGCGATAAGATGATGGACACGACTGATTGGAACCCTGACGGTTTTGTTACGATTGTTCAAAACAAACCGCTTCCCATGACTGTTAATGCTGTTTTTGGCGATCTTTCTGTCGGAGAAATTTATGGATCGGATGAGTAAGCGTGTGGAACCGTATACAATATATCATTCTATGTTGCTGGATCCGGGTGGTGGGACTCGCGATTATTACAATCAAGTCGATTCGCGTACTAGTTTTTCTGGTATTGTTGGTCCTGATCATGTCATCTGTATCGCTGGCGTTCAGCCTCTCTGGGGTGGAGTCGGGTATGCTTGGGTGAGGTTTTCCACGGATGCCCATGATTATAAAATATGGCTTTATAGGAATATAAAGAAGTATTTGAATCGGCTTGTTGTTAAAAATAACCTGTGGAGGGTTCATGCAACGGTGGCTTGCGATCATATGGCTGGTTGTAGTTGGATCGAGTCTTTTGGCTTTGAGATGGAATCTACATTGAAAAAATACGGCCCTGGTCGTGAGGATCATTATATGTATAGGAAAATTTATGAAGTCTAATTTATGGAAGTTGCTTTGTCGGGTGTTAAATATTTCCTTTGCTGACCCTATTAGTGGTTGGGTTATCGCCTCTATTGTTATGTCTACGGTTTCTGCTGGATTGGGTGTTATGCAGGGCTATCAACAGCAACAGATTGCTAAGGCAAATGCGGCTAGTTTGCGTATGCAGGCTGATCGAGAAAGACAGGCCGCAGAGAGAAATGCCCAGATTGCCGCTGAAAGGAGAAAGCGTGAGAGGGGCAAGGCTGCTGCTGCTTTTGCTGCTTCCGGTGTTTTGATTGACGAGGGTTCGCCTCTTATCGTAGAGGCTGAGGATGATTACAGGTCTGAGGTAAACGAGGCTACTATTCGCGCGCAGGGTGCTGATACAGCTTGGCGATCCAGATCTCAGGCAGCTATTGAGGTTGCCAAGGGTAGTGCTGCTGTTACGCAGGGGTATGGTAGCGCTGCTGGGAGTTTAGCTCAAGGGGCATCTTTATTGTCGCCAGGTCTGAGGTAAGTAAGACAAAATAAGGAAATAATATGGCAAAGATACCACGTAGTTATAGGGGTCTGGGGGCGAGCGATTTTGTCGCCTATGATCCTTCGACGCCTGTTTTGGCTCCTATGGATTTAGTTGACTATTCAGGTGCGAGGCGTGCTTTAGATACAGGCTCAAAATATGCTGCCGATAGATACCATGTCGAGAGGGATTTAGATGCCGAGTCTTATCATGATAAGAAGGTGAACGCTGGTGGTTTGTTACTGACTCAGAATATAAATGATGTAGGAAAAGATGGTTATGACACTTTTGACGAGGCGGCTGAACGGAGCCGTAGCGATTGGAAGGCGGCGAAGAAGAATTTGTACGATGAGAAAGTTGTTGAGAATATGCCTGCGAGAAGGAAGGCGGCGTTTAGGGCTGCCATGGATTTGTTAGATACAAAGCATGAAGCGTCGCTTGACAAGCTAAGAACTGAGTCTATTGTTTCTGATATTAAGGCTGGTCATATTCGTGATGTGCGGGGGCTTTTAACTCGTGTTAGGGATCCTAATACGTCTATTGATTCTACTTTGGATGAATTTGAGAAATTTTTTAATGATCGTATGGCTACGGCTAAAGGTGGTGGCAAGGTTGAGACAACGGCTCAGGTTCAAGCTGCGTATGTCAAGGACTCGAAGTTTATGGGCGAGGCGATTATTGATCGTTTTACTTCTACTGTTATCAATAAAGCAACAAAGGGTTTGATTAAAAGCGATCAGGACTTAGGTGTGTCCTGGAATGGTGATAATTCCATAGGCTCGTATGGGTCAAAATTTTATTACCATTCTTATCTTGATCTTATTAAGGGCATTGGGGAAAATGGTGATTTTGCTAAATATTTGGCTCATACCTCTCCAGGCGCAGTAGTAAGGAAGTTGAATCGAGACCTTCATACCGCTTTAGAGTCTGCCAGTTCAGGGCGGACCAAGGTTTTAAAGCAGAGGGCTTATGATATAGAGGCAGGCTTTCTTGGGAGGGATTATCCTCCTACTGATGCAGAGATTGACGCCTTAAAGCGTGCGTATGTTAATGCTAATCTTCATTTTAGCGCTCAAACATATAATGCCTTAGCTTCGATTGGTCGCGAGCCAAGTCCTGAGGATAAGGAGAGTCTTACTAGATTCCAAAATGAGGTGATAGGGCCTGCCATTGATAAGGAAACTTACGGCATTTCCTTTGACGTTCCAACTATGATGGCCAAGGCTAACAAGTGGTTTGCCGAGGGGCGACTTCATCCTAAGCATTACAAGGATATCATGGGGGATCTTAGGAAGGAGTCTAGGGGGCAGAACAAGGACATTAATACCTTGGTTGGTAAGACAATTCAGAGGATTCAAAAGGAACACAAAATAACAAAAGGTAAAACCGCTGGAACCATGTCCGAGACTGAGCGTGAGTCGTGGGCGATTTTAAGTGATTCTTTAGGCATGGATATTGCTACTTATGTTCGAAACTATATACGGAAGAGGCACGCAGAGGCTAGCAGTCTTAAAGAAGAATTCAGGCCTGAGGAGGTTCAGAGTGAGATATTGGACTTAATTACCCAGGGTGTGAATAACGCCGGATTGTCTTCAGCTCGCCTTAATATCCCGCTTAATGATCTTGAGAGGGCATACGAGACCAGGCTTAATCCGTCTATTAAGACGACTTCTTATGACGATCTTCTTATTGGGCTAGCTGAGGCGCGTGCTAAGAGATGGAAGAGGTTTTTAGGGACGCCTTCTTTGACGACCAAGAGCCAGGGCCCCAAGAGTGCGGTTTTTGGAAACGATATGGGAGGCGGTTTTATACATTCGCTTTGGAAGTATAAGAATGATCCGGCTGCGTCTCAGAGATTGCTTCGTGAAAGTGGCGGGAAGCTTTGGTATCATCAGATGGAATTTTCGAAAAATATGTACGAAATTGATGCCTTGAGGAAGAAGTATCTTCCTCCCGCCGAATATGCTCGGTATGGTGTTGTTACTGGTGCTGCTACTGGTGCTGCTACTTTTCAGCTGCCTGTTCAAAAGCCTGAGCCTGTTCAACAGCCTGAGCCTGTTCCAAAACTTGAGCCTGCTCAAAAGCCTGAGCCTGTTCCAAAACTTGAGCCTGCTCAAAAGCCTGAGCCTGTTCCAAAACTTGAGCCTGCTCAAAAGCCTGAGCCTGATAAACAGCTTGAGCCAACGGCAACTGACGGTGGTGCTGGTTTGAAGGCTTTGCCTGAGGATCAGATGCCCCCTGATGTCAGGAAAGAGACTAAGGAGCGTCAGGAAGCAATACAAGCTGGCGAGGGAGAAGAGGTAGGGAAGGAGTATTTTAATCCTCGTATGCCAAGGTTGACAAAGGAATTATTAGGGCATACTGCTGATGGTAGGCCTATTTGGAAAAACGAAACTGACGCTGATGGATGGGACTCTGAAAGCTCTGAGAGGGCTACTATTATAGAGGTGGATGGAAAATATTATTCTTATCCAACTTTATTTAATCAAAAGGTTGATGGGAAGCTTGAGCCTTATGAAGTTACAGAGGATCGAGCTAAAGAAATATTCATAGAGAATGAGGGTATTGACCCAGAGACAGGCATTAAGGCAAAACCTTTTGATGATCATGGTGAAGCTGAGGATTATATGATTGAGCGTTCTGAGCATTTGTCTGATCATTTGCATGGAAAAGGGGGTCAAGAAGATCAAGATACTACAATGCAAGAAATAACCTCTTTAAAGGCGCAAGGTAAGAAAACGGAAGCTATTGTTGTGGCCCTTGATAAAATTTCTGGCTTTTCTGATATGTTATCTCAAACCGGACAGGATGCGTCTGAGGTTGGTGCTGCTATTGTGCAAGATATTAAAGATGGTTATGAAACTGTTGCGGGAATGGGTCATGCCATGTCGGGCGAGATTGATGATGCTGTGGATACTTTGTTAGATTATCTGGAGAGGAAATTAAGCGGCGATCTTGATGATCGTGATAAGGTTGAAGAGATAGAGAATAAGCTTAATAAGGAGTAATTAATGGCTGAAAATATAAACGAAAAGACGGTTATGGACAACATTTTCGTCGAGAATGTTGCGGACACCGAAGACAGCGCGAACAAGCTTGAGCCTATGGAGTTTGAGATAGTGCCTCCACCTTTAGGCCCTCCGCCTCAGACGGCTGATGAGATTGTTCAAGAGTTTCCGCACTCGGAGGCTCCTGATGATACTTTTACTTCTACTTTAACTTCTCCTTACGTGGCTCCTGTTGCGGGTGTTTATGATGCCGTTTTAAATACGGGGCGTTTTATTCATGATGCTACGGATTGGCTTGGTCAGCATTTTGATACCGCTGCCAGGATTGATTCTTTTTTAGACTCCTTGCCTAATATGCCTGAGTGGCCTGCTACTCGTGGGGCTATTGGACAGGGTGGTCGTGCTATTACTAGCTTTATCGCAGCTGCGTATAGTCCAGCAAAATACTTAAAAGCTTATAACAGCATTGTTCGTGGGGCTGGTTCTGCTGGCGTTGCTGGTGCTACTGGTTTTTCTGCTGATTCTCCTAACGTGGCTAACTTAATCCAACAGCTTGCTGATGGTAGTGAGCGTATGGAATCTACTTATCGGTCTTTGCCAAGGCCGATGCAAGATATTTTAAGAGCCCTGCCTAATATTGATCCAAGCCATCCCTTGTATGGTCGTTTGAAAAATGGTGGTGTTGAGGCCATGTTCGGTGTTCCCCTTGATGTTCTGATGTCTGCAGCTAGGGTTTGGAAGGCTGGGCGTGATGCTAGCAAGCTTGCAGATGAGGATGCTGCTGTTTTAGCTGAGAAGTCAAAGGCGAAGGGCGATCCTGTTTTTCAGACTACCTCTAAGATTGATACTGACGTTTCTACGGCTAGGGAGCTGGCTGACAATTTAGACGCAGCCAAACAGAGTGGTAATGCTCAGCATATTCAGCAAGCTGAGAAGCGTATTGAAAAATTTACAAAGACGAATCCTGAAGGCGCTAAATTACTAGACCCTTCTTTTACTGGCGATCTTGGTCTTGGTAAGGGCACTTTGAAAAGTTGGGGTGTTCCTTCTTTAAAACCTACTTCTTTTGCAGAGCAGGGTAAGGGCGGTATTTATAAGGGGTCGGAGCAGTTTATCGACAAAAGTGTTTTGACTAAAGCTATTGCCAGTAAGGAGTTTGATCTCGCTAAATATATTTTACATCCCGGCAATAATGCTTATAAGTCCGATTTGATAGAAAATATTTCTGCGATGGCCGAGAAGCTACAAAAGGAAGTTCTGACTAATGTTCCTGGTAAGGCTTCTCAGAGAAAAGAATCCTTAAAGGTTTTGACTGCTTTTGAGAAAGACCTAAAGTCCATGGAGGGCTCTGATGCTTACATGGCTAGCTCTTTGCTTGGGTCTATGGAGTACGGGCCTAAGACGGCTAGGGATGGTTTGGTTTTGGATATTATTCGTTCTGCTCAAGGTATGCAGTCTTGGCATTTAATGAAGCGAGCTCTTGCTGGCGATCCATCGGCAGCTCGTATGCTTCCCGCTCAACTGGCTATCGGTGCTGAAGTTGAAGCTATTGCCAGGGCTTCTAAATCTCCGCTGAACAAGGAGATGCTTCGTCAGCTGGATCAGTCATTTCAGCGCTTAGGTGAAGATTCTGTTTCTGGTTTTGGCTTTGGTAGAAATTTTAACAAAGAAGCCACGGATATGATGATGCGTCATGCTGAAATGGTGCCTGAGTTTGATGGTTTGGATCTTGCCTTTCGCTTGAATATGTTACGCAATCCGCATCAGTATAAGACTATGATTGGTCAAATGAGTCGCCCTGGTATGTTTGATGCTTTTTTGGAGGCTTATTATAATTCTATTTTATCCGGCCCGATAACGATTTTAGGAAACTTTGTCAGCTCTCATGTTTTTGCGTTATACCAGATTCCTGTTAGAGCTCTTGCTGGTGTTATCGGGGTTGTTGACTCTGCCCTTGTTGGCAGATCGGCAAATGATGTTCGTGTTGGTGAATTTTTAGCCATGACGGGTGGTTATATTCGAGGCGGTGTTGGCCAGTTAAAGCCGTTAGTTGATAATCTTGCTGCCGTGGCTACTTTAAAAAAACCTCTTTCTCCGTCTGGTTTGCAGAAATTTGAGGCTTATCCTCGTGAGTCGTGGAACGCTGAGGGTTTTGCTCCCGCAATTTCAGCTCTTAATAAGATTATGGATAACGCAACTCGTGGCGCTATAAACGTCAAGGCTCCTCTGGAATGGTTGGCGAATAGTACGGGTCGTGTTGTAAGAACGACACAAAGCTTATTTGCTACCGCTGATGAGATGAACAGGGCTATTGCTTTTGATATGTCTCGTCATGCTCAAGCTTATAGAGCGGTTGCCAATTCAGGTAAATCGCCTTTTGGCAATATGAGGGAGATGCAAAAGTATATTGATAATATTCCTACCGACAAAGGCGAGGCTTATGACTTTAGCACTATGATTGCTTTTGTTGACGAAGTTGAGGCGAGTGCTGGGTTCAGGGATTTTGTCGATAATTATCCCGCCTTGCGTGTCATGTTTCCATTCGTTCGATCCCAGGCGAGCATTTACTCTGCCTGGGTAAACAATACTCCTTTTGCTGTGGCTTCACCTCGTTTTCACAAAGCCTTAAAAGCTGGTGGAGCAGAACGCCAGCTTGCCCTATCTCGTTTGATGTTAGGCTCTGCTTGGACTTATGCGATTTACGAGGGCTGGGCCTCTGGCCGACTAACCGGAAGTGGTTTAGCGAAGGGGGCGCAGAGAGCCATGTTGTCCAGGATGGGCTGGCAGCCTACTTCAGTTTTGGTAGATGGCGATAGCTATATATCGAATATGTTTGATTTTGAGAGGTCTATGGAGGCGACTTTAGATCGTGTTATAGACGGAGACACCATAGATGTTCGTGATGCCGATGGGGAGGTTCACCGTGTTCGTATTAAGGGCCTTGATACAGCTGAGCTTGGTACGGTTGAGGGTGAAGAAGCTAAGGATGTCCTTCGTTCGGTTTTTGCTGATAATCGTACTTTAACAATTAAGTGGTCCAAGATGGCAGCCAAGAAGTCTGGTAAAAACTGGGGGGATCGTTTGCTTGGTAATGTTTATTTAAATGGCATGGATATCGGGGAAACCATGATTAGCAAGGAGGCTGGCCAATTCAGGCCTGAGCCACCGAAGTATGTTTCTTTACGTGCTTTTGAGCCTTTTGCTACGCATCTTGACGCTATGGTCAATGCTTTTGAGACTTTAAATACCATTGATGATAAAGATGATCGTGATGCGTTATGGCAGGTTATGTTTGAGAATGTCGCTGGCAACTTACTTGACAAGCAATATACCAAGGGTTTTTCTACTTTGGTTGATGTTCTTCAAGGCAAGGGCGGTGATCGCTTAGCATCTAGCTTTATCCCTGCTATTGTTACAGATGTTTCCAGGCATTTAGATCCAACCCATCGTGATTTCAGGACGATTGATCCTACCTTGACTCCCGAGCATGGTGCTATGACCAGCTTTTTAAACAACCTTGTTTCTAAAACTCCTCTCGCTTCTGGTTTTTTAATTGAAGATTATGACGGTCTTGGCCATATCGGGGTTAAGCCGCCTTCTTTCGGCCAAAGCTTTTTTAATATTATCCCAGATAAGGCCAAGGTGCATAATAGAGTGTGGGGGGAATTTCTTGTAAATAATTACTTCCCTAAGAAGTTAAAGCCTGAATTGCGTGGGGCTCCTTTAGAGTTAAATGAATATCGGGATTACCAGGAATTATTAGGCAAGACTAAGATTGCTGGCAAGACTTTAATGGAGGAGTTTATTGAGACGGTTGACAATTTTACTGAGTTTGATACAAGGGGACCAGACGGGCATCGTCGTGAGAGGCTTTCTGCTGTACGTGAGGCGTATAGACAGCGAGCGGAGGAAGAGCTTGTGATTTTATACCCTGAAATAATTAGCAGAATTCAGGCGGTGGATCTTGAAGAGGAAGCTGCCAGCAACGAGGACGTTCCGTTTGGACAATTAAAAATACCAAGGTCTATGCAGGATCTAGCGCAAAGGAGTTTTAATCAATGACACAGACAGCCACTAACGCTCGGGTTGAATATACGGGGAATAACAGCACGACTGCGTTTGCAATGACTTTCCCTATAACCGCTTCTAGTGATGTTAGTGTGTACGTGGATGGCGTGTTAAAGACAATTACTACCCATTATACTGTTGCGGTTACGAGTTACCCTGGTACTGGTACGATTACTTTTACTGGCGGGAATACTCCCGGAAGTGGCGCCAAGGTTTTACTTATCCAGAATGTTCCCCTTACCCAGCCTGTTGATTATGTTGCTTTTGGTGCTTTTACGGCTGCGACGAATGAGGGTGCTTTGGATAGGAACACGATGCACTCTATCAGGCGCGAGGATAAGCTGGATACTAAGTTTGGTGTTGCCGACACTATGAAGGTTTCGGATCGTCCGACTATGACGATTTCTGATGTTGCCGCTGATCGGGCTTCTACGGTTTTAGGGTTTAATGCGGCTGGTACTGCCTTGACAGCCGTTCAAGGCGTTTGGAATCTTAAGGGCAATTGGGCGGCTTCAACAGCTTATGTTGTTAATGATGTTGTTAAGGACACTAACCCTACTCCTAATAAGTTTTATGTGTGCAAGACAGCTCATACTTCATCCGGTTCTCTTCCTATATCTACTAATACCCATGCTGCTAATTGGACAGCGATGGTGAGTGATGGTGCAACTGGGGCTACGGGGGCTACTGGATCTACGGGTTCGACTGGATCTACTGGGTCTACTGGTGCTAGGGGTAGTGATGCGGGATTGGATATGACATTTGAATCAACTACGACTGATACGGATCAGGGGGTTGGAAAAGTCTGGTTTAACCACGGGACTTTAAGTTCAGCAAGCGTTCTGTATATGGATGATGTGGATGCTAATTCAGCATCTATTAATTCTTTGGTAGATAGTTGGGACGATTCTACAAATACTGCTCTTAGGGGTACTATTAAAGTTGTTCAGCAAGCGAATCCTGCTATCTTTGCAATCTATAATGTTACTGGTGCTGTAACTTCAGCTTCTACATATTCTAAAATTCCAGTTTCTTATATTACTGGTGCCGGGTCTTTTACTGATGCTGATGCAAGTTCGGTTAGTTTTTTCAGAACTGGCGATAAGGGGGATACTGGATCGACAGGCAGTACGGGCAGTACCGGGTCGCAAGGCCCGGCAGGAGTTAGCCCCGGATTACCCTTTCGTTTTAATTCTGCCACTAGCGATAGCGATAAAGATGCCGGAGATTTTTGGTATAACGCGGCAGTCGGATCGGCAACTATTATCTATTTGGATGATGCCGATAGTGATGGTAATGCGGTATCTGCAATTACCGATACATGGGATGATGGCGGTTCGGCAACGCATCGAGGCTTTCTCTTTGTCAAGCAAGATGCTGATCCAAGCAACATGGCGAGTTTTAAAGTCACCGGGTCAATCGTTGATGCGAGTGGTTATTCAAAAGTAACGGTGGCATTGCTAGGAGCCTATGGAACAATTTCGGATAATGATTTGTGTCACCTTGAATTTTCCTCAACGGGTGCAGGTATAACGTCACTTGTGGCAGATACCTCGCCCCAGTTGGGTGGGTATTTAGATTGCAATGGGAATTATATCCAGATGCAAAAGGGTGGGGATATATCTTCCGCTTCTCCAACGGTAATTGATACAGATGGGGATTATTTTATCTGCACAGGGACAACGGGATTTTCTGCTTTTACCGTAGCGGCAGATCGTCATTTCTTTTTAGAGTTTGCTGGCGCATTAACCATGACTCACGGGGCTGGCACTCTTGATCTTCCTAGTGGGGCTAACATAACAACTGCCGCTGGTGATGTAGGCGAGTTTGTTTCCACAGCATCCAATGTAGTTACTTGCGTTAATTATTCCACAGCGTCAGGCAAGGCTTTAGTGGAGTCTGTTACTTTAGCCAACTCAGTTACCCTAACAAATAAAACATTAACGGCTCCCGCTGTTACTAATCTAACGGGTACTTTTAATTCTCCTACTGGCACAATAGGAGCAATGACATTAGGAGGTGCGGTAACAGGTGGTGATCAAATAGTATCTGCCATTAACCTTAAAGATTATGGTGAAGTTACGAATGCTATGGGTGACTTAGGTGGTGGTACGGATGCTATTAATTTAACACTTGGAAATTCTGTAAGTGCTACAGTTTCCACAGGGACTCAGACATTCACATTCACCAACCCCACAGCAAGTGATGAGTTATGCGCTTTCAGTCTAATGCTAACAAACGGAGGATCGCAAACTGTTAACTGGCCCGGAACAGTAGATTGGGCGGGAGCAACGGCTCCTACTTTAACTACCAGCGGTGTTGACTGTTTAGTTTTCTGGACAATTGACGGTGGAACAATCTGGAACGGATCAACTGTAGCCCTAAACTTAAGCTGACGATATGACAATTAAAAAACTAATGATGGGTGCTGGTGCAGTTGATGGGGCGCAAGTAATTGCTCCGAGTAGTAATGATTGGGATTATACGTTTGACGGTGGAGGGGAATGGCCCGTAGCAGGAAACTCTTTAGGGGATGATTCTGATGGTTGTTATATAGATAACACGGGTGGAGATTCGGCAATATCCTGCCTTATGACCCTTGACGGTGATTTTGAAATTGAGTTTACATTGGCTGATGAAGATCAAGGAAATTGGGGTGTTCACGCAATTGACGAAGATGACACAAGAACCACGGGTTGGGATTGTGGGGCTAGTTCAATGACAAACAGTTACTTTTACGCACATACTGATCGAGCTTACAATGGCAGTTCGTATGTTTCGGTGACGGCAATAGCAAATGGATCAGTAGTCAAAATAACGAGAGTCGATAGTACGATTACTATTTTGGATGATGGATCAACAACAAAGGCATGGACTTCCGCTTATACGGGAACGATGCGTTTTTTTGTTGGTTCGAGTGGTAGTCCATTTGATACTGATATTAATGATTTGAAAATAACCGATTCCGAAGGTGTTCAGCGTGATGGATTCTTCAATGAAGGCTCTGGAACGAGCTATGCTGGAGGTGGTGACAACTCAGGGATGCACATGGGTACATCTTTCGTTGCAACTCGAACAATGTCCATTGAATCTATTAAATACAGCATTGATTCAGTGTCAACTGCATACAATGCACATTTTGAAGTATGGTCATCAGATGGTACAAGTCCCGTGTCTCAAATTGGGGGTGATTCAACGAGCAACTCTCAAGCTAGTACAGGAGCTAGAACGCTTACTTTTTCATCAACCCCCTCAGTAAATAAAGGCACGGAATATTGGGTGGTTTTGGTAGATGAGGATGAATCATCCGGGAATGTTAATTTTAAATTTATTGACGATGCATCTGGAATTGGTGGAGGTAATGACAAGTGCGGTAGGCATGACACAATTACAAGTATTTCTGATGGATCAAACAGTGTGCAAGATGTGATGGCACTTGAAATTAAAGGAGAGGCGACAGGAGAACCAGCTCCAGACCACGATACCCTCTTGTTAATCTCCAGTGATACTAGTGATGGTAGTACGACTTTTACTGATTCTAGTGAGTTTGGTAGAACAATCACGGTGGTGGGAAATTCACAACATGACACGGCACAAAAGAAATTTGGAGCATCCTCGATGTACTTTGATGGTACTGATGATTATATCCATGTGCCTAATTCAACAGATTGGGAATTTCGGGGGGACGGTTCTTTCACGATAGATTTTTGGATGAAAACAACCAATGGAGGTAGGGACTACCTTGTCACGAAGGGAGCATCTGGCGCATGGAGTGCGATTGAGCTTGATTTTCGCATGGACGGATCAGGCTATATAGAAGTACAGATGAGTGATGATGGGGGCACAGGGAAACAGCTAAATAGTACCACTGATGTTTCTGACGGCAACTGGCATCACATCGCACTGGTAAGACTTGGAACACGATTTGACATATATGTAGATGGGACGAGTGAAGATACAGAAACAAGTTCTTTGACTATTCTTAACAAGAGTACGACTTATGCAATTGGAGCAGACTCTAATGGAAATAATAATTACACAGGACATCTGGATGAAGTTCGTATTTCCAACGTAGCTCGATGGGACGCAGACTTCACCCCACCAACCTCACCTTATTCATAGGATATAAAATGGATTATTGTTTAGTAGATTCAGGTCAGCTAATACAGGGGCCAATGAGATTACCAAAATCTTGGCGCAATGTCTCTGGCTTACACTTAGCAAGCACTGCCGAGCTTAAAGAGTACGGCTGGTTGCCAGCGGTGATTGTTGAACCAGAGTTTAACGGGGCAACGCACAAGCGAGGCGCAAGGTCTGTATCAATCGGTACAGATGATGTCACCTTTACTTATGCCACGGCAGAGCTTAATGTTTCCGATAATTGGAATAATTGGAAGCGTGATATGCTACGCTCAGACAAAGAAGATATGTCACGGGAAATGGAAGATTTGATCGAAGGCCAGCATAGCGGCAAGGTTGCAAGTGAAAAGTTGCAAGCAAAGTACGATGCTAAGAAGGCGAAGCGTGGGAAGCAACCAGAGAAACCACCCGAACCTGATCTGCCAGAATGATACGCCTCTGCATAATTTTATCACTGATATTTATTACAGGGTGCGGGGCTTTGACAAATTTCATAGTTGGAGCTTCAGGAAATGTTTTTTCAGACGAAGTAGGAAGGCAAGTTGAGAAGAAAGTAAATCCTTCTGACTGTTCAAAATGAATGGAAAAAATCTTAGAAAACATTTGGGGAATTTTTGTCGGGCTAGGCTGGTGGATGCTCAACCGCATGACCGCAAAAATAGACGGATTAGAGAAAGACAAAGCTGATGCTTCGTCTGTTGGGAGAAACTCTGGTCTGATCCATGAAACAGATAGAAGGATAGACGAAATTCAACACACGACTGTTCCTCGCCAAGAATACAAAACCGATATCGCTAGTCTGCATATGAGAATTAATGAGCTTGAAAAATCTAAAGAAGACAAAGTGCAAGACATACGAATTGTTGATGGTGATGAAAAAAAGAAAGGCAAATAATTGGAAAGGCTAAATGAAATGCTGATTGGTTGTGTGACCTTGGTTGGAGGATTTCTCACTAAGAGAATTTTTACTCGCCAGGATCAGCTTGATGAGCGTGTTTCTGCCTTAGAGAAAACAGTTGTCACTAAAAACGATCTTCATTCTATTGAAAATAACATTGCTTTAATACTGAAGCATCTTTTAGGCCAGAAAAGTTAAAAAACGGCTTGCTATCTTGCGAGCAAGATGTTATACTTCTCCTGTAGTTAAACAACAAAAAAGGAGAAAGATGATGCCGTTTAAAAAAGCAGATCCGCAACAGAAGTATCTAAAGATGGGAATCTATGGGCCTCCTGGCTCTGGAAAAACTTTCACCACATTACAGTATGCAGAGAGGTTGGCCAAGGTATCGGGGGGTCGTGTAGCGTTCGTAGATACTGAGCGTGGTACGGACTTTTACGTGCACGAGGAGAAGGCGCGTCAAGTTCATCCTGAGGCTTTTGATTTCGATGCTATCTATACACGTTCGCTTGCTGAGACTTATGTTGAGTTGGCGGGTGATCCTGATAATGGACTGAAAGGTATTGATTTCAAGAAGCATACAGTTATTGTAATTGATAGCATCAGCCATCTATGGGATGCAGCTATTAGCGCTTATGAGGGTAAGATGAATTCTAATGATTCTATCCCTATGAACGCTTGGTCTAAGATTAAGAAGCCCTATAAGGCTTTGATTCAATTTCTTATGGACTCCCCTGCCCATGTGTTTATTCTTGGCAGGCAGAAGAATGTTTTTGATAATTCTGTCGAAGGTGAGCTGAAGAAGGTGGGTGTGGCGATGAAAGCTGAAGGCGAGACTGCCTACGAGCCACATATTTGCTGTCGCATGGAAGCTAGGCAGAGTGAGAAGGATTCTACTATTACCAATTATTACGCCTTGTTTGAGAAGGATCGTACTGGCGTTCTTTCTGGTCGGACTTTCCCTAATCCAAATGCTGATCTAATTGATCTTGTTTTGCCTTGTTTGAGGGGCTCTAAGCAGGCTCAATCTCCAGATTTGGACGATGTGGCTGATCAAGATTCGGTGTTGTTTGAGAAGGAAGAGGCTAAGCGTCTGGATAAAGAGGCTAAGTCTAAGGATGATTTGGCGGTTTTTACCGCTGAAATTAACTCAGCTAAAAACCTTGAGGCTTTGGCTAAGGTTGCTGAGAAAATCAAGAAGCGCAAGCGGTATATGTTGGCTTCGCATATTGCCTCTTTGGAGATAATATACAAGTCCTCGCATGGTGCCCTTGCTAACCAAGTAGCTAAAGGAGATATATAAGATGCCTATTAAGTACACAGAAGATGAAGTTTTTAAAAGCGATTCCTCGGATGTTGAATTCAAGAAGTTTGATCCGGGCAGTTATTTTTGCGAGGTTAAAGAGGTTCGTGATGGCAAGAAAGCTAACCAGTACGGCCTTTGTTTTAAAGAGGTTGAGTCTGGTGAGATCATTTGTTGGGACAATTTAACCTTCGCAGGCAGGGCTTTAGGTATTGCCAATAAAAAAATCAAGATGATTGATCCTGATTTTAAGGTTGGCGAGGAATATAATGAGCAAAATTTGGTGGGCAAACGTGTGCATCTTTTACTTGCTTGGGAAACCTTTAACGGGCGCACTAGTCTGAGGCCTGATTTCAAGTCTGAAAATTTCGGCTATAAAAAGGACGACGACGTTCCATTCTAGGTTCTAGGGGCTTGTTTCATGGGGCAAGCCCCTTTTTTTCGAGGAGAATATGATACATCCAGTAAAAATATACGATAAAGACGGTAATTTAAAAAGAGAGGTTTCGTCTGAGACGCTAGCGAAAAGGAGCGTGAAGACTTTAAACGACATTCATAACCCTAATCGTCGCTTTGGTGTTTCTCGGGCGGCTTTTAAGGTTTTTACCTGTAAAAATTGCGGGGTTAAGATTAGGTCTAGGAAGGAAAAGGCTGAGTTTTGTAGCACTTATTGTAGTGGATATTGGACTAAGACGGTTGCTACTGGCCATGGGTCTGCTTTTAGGTTTGGTGGTCTGGATGCGTACCCAGAGGCTAAGGCTGAATTGGCTCTCAGGATCAATGCTAAGGCTATTTATGATCGAGAGGGGTATCAGCCTATAAAAAGGGGGAGGAATGGAATATAAGGTAACTGAGAGGGGGATAAAGTGTGGTGTGGTTGAAGAGTTGGATAGATTAGAGCGGTATGGGCTCATCGAGAAGAATGTTACACGTGAAACAAAGCCTGTAAAGACTAAAAATCCTGATATTAAGGTGGCTCTTGACTATTATCATGATCAATTTTATTCTAAATTCAAAGAAAAGCCTGATATAAAAGGCGCTAAAGATGCCTCTATTGTATCTCGGGTGGTGAACAAATATGGAATTGAGAAGTATAAGCATATGATTAATATATTCTTAATGTCCGAGGATGATTTCATATCCAAGTCGGGTCGGACCTTGGGGGTTTTTAGTTCCGTGATTAACAAATTACTGCTCAATGAGACTCCGAGAACTAAGACGGGGAAAGCTTTACGGGCAATAGCTGATTGGCGTAGTGAGCAGTCTAACGGGAATGGCGCTAATTTAATTGATGTTGAGCCTGTTTCACAGGAAATGGCTGATCCAAAAGAGGTTCAACAGTATTTGTCTAATTTTGGTGATAATTTTGGAGACTCCCACACGTGGGGCGATTGAGGTAAATAAATATGTCTGAACATGATGATCAAGTTTGTTTGTTTGACTGGGCGAGATTGTACGCAAGGGAAGAGCCACGTTTGAATTTGATGTTTGCTATTCCTAATCAGGGTGGCAAGGGTACTGGAGCTATTAAGCGTGGCAAGAAGATGGTAAAAGAGGGATTAAAAAAGGGGGTTCCAGATATATTCCTTCCTGTTGTGACGGAAGAATTTGGGGGGTTATTTATAGAAATGAAGTCCAAGGGGGGTAAGCTGTCGGTTGAGCAGACAGCTTATTTGAATGATCTTAATAAGGCTGGGTATTTGTGCGGTGTATGCTACTCGTTTGAGCAGGCGAAGGCTTTGATTATGGATTATTTAAATAGTGAGCTTGATTTAAGTAATCCAGATGATGTTCAGTTTAATTATATGTGATTATGGTGTCAAGATGCGTTTGATTCTGGGGGTAGTGATCTGTTTTTTTGCCAATCTTGCATTTGCAGCCTGTGTTTTCGTGCTTGCTCTTCTTTCCATTTAGCGGTTTTTAGTTCTTTGAGCTTGGCTCTGATGGTTGCTGGCACGTTGTCAGTTGGCCACCATTTTTCCTTTTCTTTGCATATTTCAATTATAGATTCTACGAATAATGCTTCGTCCAGGTCTTTCAATAATTGCCACCATGCTTCAATCTGATGTTTTTCCTCTATTTTCAGTCCGCATGAGGACAATATTGCCAGCCCTACTTTAAATGTCTTTTCTGTCAGCATTTTCTTTTGGCTCTACTTTGTATGGATCAGGGAAAACGTGTTGTTCGAATTTCCTAGAATCAAAATTAGAGTAGTTCTTTTTAAGGTCTGTTATTAGCTTTTTAATTACATTGGCTATGACCTTAAAGTCCTTCCTGGTCATTGACATAATTCTCCTTTCTTTTTTAGTAATATTTCGTTCATATGATCAAGCAGCATTTGCGTTTCTTCTTTCGATCTTGATTTGGCTCTACAGCTTAGAATTATTTTATTTCCATAATATATATTCCAGTATGTAGACCTATCTTCTCCTTTCCCGTCATGGTGGATGTAATAGAATTTACTCATTTTTCCTTTCTTTAAAGCGTCAAGGGGGCAAGCCCCCTATCAACTTTAAACGGTTAGGATTTTGTCAGGACAAAATCTTTGCGTTTAATAACCGGATGAGATGGTGAAAAAGCAATCACCTCTCCGTTTGTTAGGCGGCAGGCTGTGGAGCCTGAGCCGTTTTGCTTTACGAAGGTGCGTGTGCATCCATCGTAATCTGATTGAAACACGTTTCCGGGCTTCAAGTCAGCGAATGTACCTTCCTTTACAGAAGGTTTAGCGTTGAGACGAATCTTCATGGAGACTCCTTTCTCAAAGGGTTAATAATAAGACATAGATCCTGATTCTATGCCCCTTTTACGCCATCACGAATGTTTTGGCGTGACCACATTTTGTATTGCTTGTCTCTGCTGGAATAATATCCAGTCCCATATCCCATGTAGTAGTCATCAATGTCATCCCAATAGTATGCTTTCCTGGTTTGAACATGGTTGAGATTGGAATACCAAATGTCTTCGTGTTTTTGCCAGCTTCCATACAGGTTTACTTCTCCTGTGTTTTCCATTATGGCTATTTTTTCGTTTATGAATCTGAGAAAGCCTTTTTTGGTTTTATATGCCATGTAGGCTAGAGCTCTGCTGTCAGACCAATCTTCTTGGAGTGGTCCTTCAGGGAAGTCAGCTTCTCCTGAAAACGGCATGATGCTTTGTTTCCAATCTGACCATGTTCCGTTGTGAAATAAGACGGGATTTTTTGTCTTATCTTTTATAGTCAGGGCGACTTTTTTATCCATTGGGAAGGGGTGTGTGAGCTTTGGGCATACTTCTCCTACGCTTGCTATTCTAAAATGAATTATGTAGGGGAGAGTAGGCTTTTCTTTCTCTATGATTTCCATGACTTTAGCTGCGTCTATTGCTTTTTCGTATGATATTTCTCCGTTTTTATACCATGCGATTCCCGCTCCATGCGGGTTTGTGTTTTCTGCTGGTGCTAATTCCGCAGCTGTGGGGTGTTCTTTTGTTGGGACTAGTATTACGCACATCTAATTTTCCTCCTTTGGCATTATCATTATTTCCTCGTTTAATCTTGCTGTTTCTTGCTCAACGATGCTTATGAGTTCGTGTTGGATTAGCATTTCTTTGAACTCTTTTGCATCCTTTTTGGTCTTGAATGTTTTTGGTTCTCTTTCTTCGTCGCTTATAAATGACAAGTGTTCGCATTCTTCTTCTTTGCAATTTCTTGCCAAAACGTATTTCATATTATTCCTCCTCGTAGATTTGGTGTGAGTATTCGCTGTTGTGGCGTTCTTCCAGTACCCGTCTTGATACGGTATGGATTTTTGTTGCTGGTTTTATGTTTTCTGGAATTAAGTAGGTTTGCTCTGGATGGCAGACATATTCTTCCAGTGGAATGTTATTGCCTGTAAGTTTTAATCCTTTGGCGCTTACCCATCCCATATGGTCATACAGTTTTGCGTGTGATTCGCCTTTGTATTGGATAGCTTGTTCTGGTGTGATTATTTCTTCGTAAATTTCTTGTTTTTTGCTGGTCATTTGCACTTCTGTTTCGTCTTCCCAGGCATCTTTTAATTCTTCTGTTTCGTTTTCTAAATAGTTTTCGACTGTTCTTAATGTTTCAAAGATGGCGCTTTTTATTAAATTAATATCTGGCGGGCTGGTGAAATCTTTCCAGCTTGTTTTGTTTTCTGGATTGGTGTGAAAGGCTGGGAGTAGTCTGAATTCCATGGTGTTCCAAAGGCCGTAGCAGTAGTTGATATGTGTATATCTATCTCCGCCTCTTCCTTCCACGTGCATTTGATCTTCTGCTCTGAATTCTGCTTTGCAGTAACTATTTTTACCGTTTAATCTTTCCCAGAATAGATGATTTTTGGGCAGGCCCATTTTATTGCCCCACTTGCCCATTTTCTTAATGTAGTAGTTGTAGTATTTTGGTGTTGCGAGTTTGATGTAGTTGTTTATATGTTTTACTGATACATGGACATGGATTCCACAAGTGGAGTTTGCAAGGTCTGGTGCAGCCTTGTTGATCCATGACTCTATGTGCCTTATTTGAAGAGGTTTGCTGGCGATTTCTCCTTTCCAGGTTGCTCTGTTGTCTGGTATAGCCACAGATCCGTCGTATTTAAGGTTTAACGGTTGTTTCAGTCTCTTGATGACGGCATTTTCGTTTCCTTCCGGGTGCGCTGGTAAGCCAGTTTCAGCACTTTTATATTTTGACCATGCTCCTTCGAATTCAATTCCTACGGCTCTTATGTGTTTTTGCTTAGGAATTATTTTTTGCTGTTTCATCAAATTCCTCCATTGAAATGATCATTGACTTGTCATAAGGCATGATGTTTTCTGAATAAATTTTATAAAATAGTTCTTTCAATCTCATCATGTAGTCATCTAGTGTTTTGCTTGGGAACAGCCCGTCTATGCTTACTATGATGGGCTTGTTTGGGTTCATATACATATAGTCTAGGTCGTTTTTGAAGATTTCATTTGCAGGGGTTTTTGCTTTTGGCAGGCCTTTTTCGTCTACTGGGTAGTCGTTTACTGCGCATAGAAATCCAATGTTTGGTTTCCCGTTTTGGTTGACAAGTTTTCTTCCGCCGTATTCGAAATAACAGAGATTTCTATAATCGTCATGTAGGTAATAATTATGATATGATCTTTGGGGATGGGCTTCAGGGATTGCTGCTGATTTCCACTTATAATCTTGTTTTTGTGCGGAATATCCTTTGTCGAACCAGTTATCTCTGAAGTATGTCTGTAGTATAGGGCTTTCGAATAGGATTTGTATTCCAGCGTTCATGCGTTGTATTCGTATTTTATGAAGGACTCCCTTTTTCGGGGGGTCCTGTTTGACTATTACAATCTCTTTCTTGTTATCCATAAGCTGAACTCCTTTCCTTTCTGTTGGCATGAGTGCTATTTTTTCTTTTCTTCTAATTCTGAATCTGCATCCTTTACAAACCTTAGTCCTGATTGTTTTAGGTGTTGGTCTAGTGCATCTCATTCCACATTCAATGCACGTTATCGGATGATCCTGGTAGTTGGTTGTTGATATTGGCTCTACTGCTGGTGGTGCTGGGGCTGGGTAATCTTCTGATATAGCCGTCCAACTATTTACATCTAGTTGTTCAATATTTTCTCTTCCTTCTTCTATGGGCATTATTTTCCTCCTGACGCGCTTTTTTCTATTGCGAGTATTATGTCAATCGCTTTTTTGTAGAGTTTGATGTTTGTTTCGGCTTGTTTAATTTTGTCCTGGTATTTGTTGATCTCAGCGTTTTTTGTTTTTGCTTTTCTAGCTTTTTCTTTCTTTTCTTTTAGATATTGTTTCCTTCGTTTCTTAAATTTTGCTCGTTCTTCTTCGTGTTTGCTGTTCTTAAGGTCTTTTCTTGGCATGTGTATACCTTCTCACCTTTCTCGTTAAAGGATATAAAATGGGTTATGTATCTTTCTCTGAACACGTGTGTATATTTCTGCCCGCACTTCTCGCAATTTGTATAGAATTTTACTTCGTTTTTATTAGGTCGTTCGAAGTGTTCCCAGTATTCATCTATTGCGTTTTGACTTAGGCAGTTTGGGCATATTTTTTCATCGAATTTTTTAATTTCGTTTTCAGTAAGACTAACTTCTATTGTTTTTAATACGCTGTTTGAATTTCCGGACATTCTTCTCCTTCTGTTGTTTGGGGTTTAATAGTGAGAAACGTGCGGAGTTCTTCTTTGGCTTGTTTCTTTTTCCCTTTTGGTTTTACTATTGTTGCTTTTTTCCCCTCTTCCTTTTCTTTTTCTTTTTCACTTGCTTCCAATGCTTCCTCCTCTTCTTCTTGTAGGTATTCGGCTCTTCTTTCAGCTTCATAATCTGCTATATCAACCAGTTCTTCTGCTGTTGCATTTCTTTTTTTGAGTTGGTAAAAAATTCTTGTTCTGTTTTTTGTTGCTGTGTCTACTTTAATTGCGTTTTTTTCTTCGTTTAGAATTGCGCATTCGCCTTCTGCCTGAATGTGTGTCCAGAATGGGCCGTCATACAATGACCAGACTGGATTCGATTCTATTCCGTCTGCGCTGGTTGTTCTTGTTACTTGCATTACGTCGTAAACTTTCAATTTAGTCCTCCTATGTTTTTCCAATATTCGTTAATTTGTGGCCCGTCTATTTCTTCGAGCCGTTTTTGCATTAAAAATGCTGCGATAATTATGAAGTCTGGCGGTTTGTCTTCATATCTGATATGGAGTAACGAGAGCGTTTTCCTAATAAAATCAGCTTCGTCGTCGTTTTTGATGTCCCATGGTATTGTGTTTTTATCTTCGCTCATTTTTCTCCTTGGTTGAGGCGCACCTATACAACCGTGGGCAATTTGGAGAAACTTCTAAACCCACATCCGATTTATTGGCTGTATAGGCACGCTTTATTAATAAGGTCGGCTGTAAAGGGTCTTGGAACCCGCAGGTTTTGTAGAACGCTTTACAGCCTGGAAAGAGGTTGTTCGATTTATTGAGGGTGCGTGAGGTTTGGGCACTCCGCCTCGGATATTTAAAACTGTCAGATGGTAAACCCAAACATTCAGTTCCCGCGAGTCTGCGCTACTAGTCACGGCCTTCTCAATTGTCCTAATACGCCTCTTTCTTATTCGGTTGGAGGTGATACTTATGAATCAATCCAAGTCCATATGAGCATGAATCCAATCACAACTACCCAAGCTATTAATCCTACGATCATTAAATCTTCAATTTCTGTCATTTTTACCTCCTTAATTGGTGAGGATGGCGCCACCCTGTCCTCGCAGGGGCATGGTCATTGTCGGACACCTCGACTAAATAAAAAGCCTTGCAGAACTTCTTAACCCCAGGGGGGCTCCATTCTAGCAGAGGGCTTTCCCAAATATGGATGAGCGTTCTTTCGCTTCAGTCTACTCAGGAATTTCCTGGATTCCACGAAACAAATAGGCTCACCCTTGGGGGGGGGCTAAGTTTCTCCTAGCTGATGTTCTTTTGCCCTCCTGATTTCATATCTTCTATTCCAGCATTTTTTTGCTGCTTCTTCACCTTGCCTTCCCGTTATTCCACGTATTCTATTTAGGCTTAGAGCATGTTTGTATTTCATGTATTCAGCTATTTCTTTTGAGTTTAGATGGGATTTTTCCAGGAATTCCCTATGCTCCTTTGCTTTATGCTTACTAGCCCAGAATCTTTTCGCTTGAAGGTGTGTTCCGGCTTGTGTGTATTCCTTCTTCACCTTGTCGTATATTCTGAATAGCTTTAGCTCTCTTTTAACGGTTATTTCCATGGTATTAGCCTTTCTGTTTGGAACCCGTGACTATGGTATTTATAAATTACCTGTAAACAGGCTGGTCTTTTTTTGTGTTCTGTAAATAGTTGCATGTCTGTTTTCCCAAAACGTGACGTTTTTTCTTCAAGAAATGCGAAGGTATTGATGTCGTTTTTAAATGATTTGTCTGATATTTGGTCTGAGATGTTAAGCTCTTCTATGATATTCATTGGTACCTCTAAGTACCCACTGTTAGAGTCTTGGTGAAGGATGAATTTCATGTTAATACTCCTAGTTCTAAGAATTCCACGAATAGGGTTAATGCTACTCCTGTAAATATGCCTATCGTATATATGCACAGGTATATAACAGCATCTTGAAATTCATATTGATCTTCTAAGCCCTCTTCTTCAATTACTTTTTCTACCTGTTGTTCTTCCTCTTTTGTTAGTTTTGTGCCAAATTGCTTAAAGCTTGGGATCGCCATTACACGCATCTCCTGTTTTGTAGGTTTTTTTATGCTGTGTGGATATAATCTTCCTTTGTGTTCCGACTCATTAGAGTCGGTTCCTTTCTTTTTACTCCTTTAAAGGTAAAAAAAAGCTGACGGAGCTATAAGAGCCCCGCCAGCTGGTTTTTAGCTGAGTTCGCCAACTACTGCTTTCCATAGCTTGCAGTTGAAATCTACAGCCTTTAAGAGCTCGTATCGTGTGTCCTGTTCCTCTTTTGTGTATTCTATTCCTGTGTCCGGGTTGACAGGTCTGATGTCGTCTCTCCAAGTGAGGACGTTTCTTAGCTCTTTGGCTTCCTTATGAAGCCTTTTTGCATTGTCCATAGCTTCGTCGTAGGTGGGTGTTTTCTTTTCTCGTTCCAGCCGATTGAGTTTTTGTTTCGCTCGGAATTTCCAATTAGGATATCGATTGATAACGAGAATTTTTTTGTCTTCGGCTTCCTCAATATGTTTTGCTATGAAAGGAGCGTCTTTTGCAGCCATTCCTTCTTCCATATATGAGTGGTTAGTCCCGTCCCAGAAAGCAATTACTAGATCTGGCGTAATGTTAGGGTCGATAGATAATAGAGGGTCGCCGATATCAAGAAGACTTGAAACGAATCGGATATCGTTTCTTAGGTTGGGGTCTTGAGATGCGTTGCACATCAAGACGAGACTATCTCCTTTAGTGGTCAAATCTCCCAATTCTTGAGTATTCTGTAAGTTATACTCAAGGGTGCTTTGAAAGAAATCGCCTGGTCTGAAGCATCTTGCTGAGTGTAGAATTTGAACTACGAAGTCTTTTGCTTTGTTTCCCATAATGTTTCTCCAAATTTAAAGGTTAAATTTCCGAGGCTTCTTGGTCTTTTGCGACCTCGTTTGCCTCGTGAGCGATTTGCGAACGAGGTCGCAAAAGAGCACGAAGCCGTCCACCACTCGGAGTCGTCGGAGCGATTGTCGGCTGAGGTCATGACAAAATTCGACGCCCCTTGTTTTTGTCGATTTTGGCATGTTCTCAGCCTACGTCTTGGTATCGCTTGGTTGTGTCGCCAACAGAAACCACGACGATTCCGAGTAACTCGATGGCGGAAATTAAACCGTTAAATCTTGATGAGAACATTATGAACAGGAAACAAGTAAAAGCACTTCGTACATCAAATCACACTCAAGGCAAGATCTTCAGACCGAGGGAGGCGATTTCTTTCAAGGCCCAATCCATTTTTTTCTTTCATG